CAAAACCAAGCCGAAATCCACATGTTTGAGTTGATTTTCCGTGGCCCAACCCAACTTCTTGGCCATTCTGAAAATGATATCAAAATGTTGTTTCTGGCCGGAGTCCACAACATAAATAATCTGGTCTACTCTTTCTTCGAACAAACGATACTGGACCGTCGCCAAATCTGAAGTATCATAAGTGAAACCACCATCTGATTTAACCAAAATCAATGGTACACTTATTTCCGGAGCAAAAAGTAATTTCATGTCATGATCCTCTATCATTTTTTCCGACAAATCCTCAACCAACTTAACCATCCGACTTTGATAAAATGATTCACCCTTGACTTCCGCCCGGATATCCAATTGTTCGTAAATTTGGTTGAACGAGGCCATGGAAATGTCACAAATTTGACGCCACAAAATCAAGTTTTCTTCAGAACCTTGTTGCAAAGCCACCGTTTCCAAATGCGATTGTTTGTTAAATTCTTCGTTTGTTTCAAATAATTTTCTGGCCTCACGGTACATATGCATTAGGTCGGTAATAGTATATTCCGTAATAGAATATTTTTTAAGATAGGCCAGCAACATACCAAATTGTGTGCCCCAATCTCCAACATGATTGACACGTTTCACATTATGGCCATATATTTCTAGCATTCGACAAATAGATTCGCCAATAATGGTCGATCTCAAGTGTCCCACATGCATTTCCTTGGCAATATTGGGAGACGAATAATCCACTAAGATAGTCATCGGTTCGTCCTGAGTAAATTTGGGCCAAACACCATGTCGCATTACTTGTTTATAAAGCGCATTGATTTGATCCAACAAATAAGTTTGACTGACATCAAATGTAAGAATTTGACCTTTCCTGGTTGAAATCAAGTCGATATTGTCAAAATCCGGACACTTGCGACATTGGTCAATAATCATATTGGCTATTAAAATTTCATCAATAGATAATTGTTTGGCTAGTGCAGGTAATAAATTAAATTGATAATCACTATTTTGTCCTGGTGTCAAAAAAAGATTGTCATTTGCCAAATCCGGAATGGCAACCTTGACACAATTCACAAATTTTGACAAAACGTAAGCTTCCATAAAATCTGATTTTGATTGATAAAATTCGATTAATAATTGATTGGTACTTCAACAAGTATGCATCAATTATTAATTTCATCAATTTTTTTACAATTAGTTACGTGGTTGTATTTTTTGTAGAAAATCATTAATTTTCAGAAAATCATCAAACCGATCGCGAAGTTGGTCAGAATAAAGTGTTAAACGTGTTACCATAGGCTTGATATTTAGTTGTCGCCAGGAACTGAACCATTTGGTATTATGATAGGCTACTTTTTTGTTAATGGTGATTAATTCTGTTTGAATTTTTTGAATAATTTCATGTAAATAATGTAAACAAATTTCAATAGGATCAGTTTTTAGGTCTGGTTCTAAATCAATTAGTTCAAAAATTTGAGTCTTTTCCAAATCATCCAAGACAATTTGAGATGATTTTAATTCTTGTTGGTCGTTCACTTTCACTTTGACTATTTTTTTATATTTAGGGTCTTCGATTTTGTTGATCGTAGTTTGGATAGTTTCCATGCGACGTATCAAATCTAATTCTTCCAAAATTTTACTCACTTTGGGATTTTTGTGTGTGTATATTGATTTGACCATAGAACAAGTGCCCATAGTTACCGTACTTATGGTTGAAATAACGCCAGCATATATACCTTGCGCCAAAACAGCTGCTGCTAATGTTGCCATGTTGTTTGTTTAATTATAATTTAGATAATTATAATTAAACTTCATATTAGTTTGACTAACTAAATAATTTTTCAATTTTTAGATAAACATATGGGAGCATAGGGTCTATTCAAATATTGCACTAGCTGTTTCATAGGTGCTCCCCTCTTGATGGCCCAATGCATAATATCAATGCGATTTAGTTGCCATGCTAACAACAGGAAATTTTCATCAAAACATATGCCTTTTTTATATAACCATTCGATAATATCAAAATGATTGTTTTCCAGCGCCACCAAATAAAGTTGACTACCAAGTGTGTAACCCGCATTATAAATACAACACAATACTCGCAAATAACCTTGTTGTGTGGCCAAAATGACAACTGTTTCGTTTATGGGACATCCATTTTTGCAAGCCCACAATAAAATATTTGCGTGTCTATGTACTGCGGCCGTCCAACTTGTGACGACATCCCATGGATAATTTTGTTTGCACGCCCATTTCAATAGTTTCAGTAATCCATATCCTGCAGCGATTGTACAAATTTGTTTCGGATCAATTAATTTCAAACTAATAGAATATCTTATAAAATCAAGATTGTGCGTGTCTTTATAGGCTTGCATAATAAAATTAATATGTTTATTATCTGATTCAGACATGATTGATTTTCTTTGGTATTTATTGTAATTTATTATAATCCAATGAGCTAATCATTTGTCCCCTGAAATTGAACCGATCATACTGTCCAAAAATCAATTTTTTGGAAAATAAAATTTTTTTGATGATCCAATTATTGATTCCGTTATCATGATAAATTGTGGATTAAAAGTATCAACTCGCTTCCGCATCATACTTGACATCAAAAACAATATTTCGATGATATGCGGAAAAGTATGATTATATTATTTCACTGTGGTTAGAAACTAACTATCTAACCGCATAACCACATAACTTGTATCATAATGATCAGATATTTTTTCCAAGTGAGTAACTAATTGAATAACCGTGTTTTCTTATATTTTGAGGTATATTATGAAATTAATTTTTTCATATCGATTTTATTTTCTGTTTGGCGAACCTGTATTTGGAACAAATAAGATGTCCCATTATTAATAACTGTAATTGTCACTTTGGTTATGTTGACATCTGATTTTATTTCTTGAGCAATTGGCATGTGAAAATGATCACTTGGAAATGGTTAAATTTTTAGTTGAGAAAGGAGTCAATAATCATCTTGATGATGAAAATGCTTTACCTTTGGCATGTGAAAATGGTCACTTGGAAGTGGTTAAATTTTTAGTTGATAAGAGTTAATAATCATCTTGATGATGAAAAGGCTTTACGTTTGGCATGTGAAAATGGTCACTTGGAAGTGGAAAAAGGAGTTAATATTTATGTTGATTATGATCACGTTTTTCATCAGGTATGTGAAAATGATCACTTAAAAGTGGCCAAGTTTTTGGTAGATAATGGAGCCGACATTTATGCTGGTTGTAAAATATATCGGTTCTTAATTAAGCATGGTATTATAAAAAATTGAAAAATCATTTTGTTTTTTTGTTAGAGATTTCAATAAAATCTTCAATAAAAATGACTAGTCCGTTCGATATTCCAGAGCTTACGTACATGATCATTAACTTATTGGACCCAAAATCCGTTATTCAAATGTTCCAAGTTAATTCGCATTTCAAACATTTTATCCAAGACATGCCTATTTATTTAGAGTTACAGACTTGTTTAAATTACATTCAAGATAATGCAGAAGTATATGATGAAAGATACAACACACGAGAAAAAATTTTTATTTCGGCTTGTGAAAATGCTTGTTGGAATATCATTCGTGATTTTCACACTGTTACAGACATAACCATAAATATTTTTAATGAAAGTTTGAAGAGAGCTTGTCTAAAGGGTCACTTAGATGTGATCAAATATTTGGTTGAAAAAGGAGTCAATATTCGTATTGAAAATGATTTGCTTTTACGTTTTACGAATGGCTTGCGCAAAAGGTTACTTAAATGTAGCCGATTTTTGGATAGAAAAAGGAGCCAACATTCACGTTAATAATGACTGTGTCTTGCAACGTGCTTGCAAAAATGGTCACTTGGAAGTGACCAAGTTTTTGGTCGATAAAGGAGCCAACATTCATGCTAATAATGATTTGGCTTTTGGATGGGCTTGTCAAAATGGTCATCTGGAAGTGGCCAAGTTTTTGGTCGATAAAGGAACCAACATTCATGCTGGTGATGATTGTTTATTGGAAATAGCTTGTCAGGATGGTTATCTGGAAGTGGTCAAATATTTAGTCGAAATGGGAGCCGACGTTCATGCGAACGATGATTATGCTTTACGTTGGGTATCCAGAAATGGTCACTTGGAAATGGCCAAGTTTTTGGTTGAAAAGGGAGCGAACATTCATGTTCAAAATGATAGTGTTTTGGAATTAGCTTGTTTAGGTGGTCACTTGGAAGTAGCCAGGTTTTTGTTAGAAAAGGGAGCCAACATTCATACTGGAAATGATTGTGCTTTGCGGGATGCTTGTTTTAGGGGTTAGTTGAAAGTGGCCAAGTTTTTGGTGGATATAGGAGCCAACATTCATGCTGATAATGATTATGCTTTGCGATGGGCTTGTGAGAGAGGTCATTCGAAAGTCGCCAAGTTTTTAGTAGAAAAAGGAGCCAACATTCATGTTAATCCTAAAACATATCGATTCTTAATTAAGCATGAAAAGCATAAAATTATAAAAAATTGAAAATATTATTTCGTTTTTTTTTTGTTGAAAACTTAATAAAATCATCAACAAAAATGATTAGTCCATTAGATATTCCGGAACTTGCATACATGATCATAAATTTGTTGGATCTAAAATCCATTATTCGAATCCTCCAAATTAATTGGCATTTCAAATATTTTGTCCAAGACATGCCCATTTATCGAGAATTGCTAATATGTCAAAATTACCTGAAATATACATCATTATCAAAATCAAAATACAATATAGGAGAAAAAATTTTTATAAGTGCATGTGCGAATAATTGTTTGACTATCTTACGGAATCTCGAGCACAAAATCATGATAAAGAAAGTCATAAACAAAGGCTTACGTAAAACTTGCGAAAATGGTCATTTGAAAGTGGCCAAATTTTTGGTCGAAAAAGGAGCGGATATTCACATTCACGATAATTGTGTTTTGGTAACAGCTTGTGAAAATGGTCACTTGGGAGTAGCCAAGTTTTTGATGGATAAAGGAGTCAGCATTCGGGCCTTTAATGATTGTGCTTTGTGGCGTACTTGTTCAAATGGTCACTTGGAAATGGTCAAATTTTTGGTGGATAAAGGAGCCAACATTCATGTTCATGATGATTATGCTTTGATGCGGGCTTGTTTTAACGGCCACTTGGGAGTGGTCAAGTTTTTGGTGGAAAAAGGGGCCAACATTCATGCTAGTAATAATAAGGCTTTGCGATGGGCTTGTAAAAATGGTCACTTGAAAGTGGTCAAGTTTTTGGTGGAAAAATGGAGCCAAGATTCATGCTGATGATGACACTTATCATTATTTGGTCAAACACAGAATCATAAAAAGTTGAAATAATAATTATTTTTTTATTGATAATTATCAATCAGCAATAAAAAAATGACCAATCCATTCGACATTCCGGAACTAAAATATATGATTATTAATTTATTGGATTTGAAATCAATTGGTCGAATGATTCAAGTCAATTATGTTTTCAAAAATTTTATCCAAGTTATGCCTATTTATTTAGAGTTACAGACTTGTTTAAATTACATTAAACCTAATCTGGAGTAGTATGTGGTAAAAAATATAACTTTCTAGAAAAATTTTTATTTCTGCATGTGCAAATGGTTGCCGAAATATTATTAATAGTTTTTGAAATAAGAGAGTTCCATCTGTGAGTTTTTTCAGATATTTTGGAAAGAGGTTTGATATATGCTTGCAAAAATGGTCACTTGGAAGTGGTCAAATTTTTGGTCGAAAATGGAGCCAACATTCATGCGGGCGATGATTATGCTTTGCTGTGGGTATCTATAAAAGGTCACTTGGAAATGATCATTTTTTTGGTGGATAAAGGAGCTAACATTCATGCTAGAAATGACTCGGCTTTGAAAGGGGCTTGCGAAAATGGTCATTTGGAAGTGGCAAAGTTTTTGGTGGATAAAGGAGCTAACATTCATGTTGGAAATGATTTGGCTTTACGATGGGCTTGTTTAAGAGGTCACTTGGAAGTTGCCAAGTTTTTGGTGGATAAAGGAGCTAACATTCATGTTTATGATGATTGTATTTTGCGAGAGACTTGCGAAAATGGTCACTTGGAAGTTGCCAAGTTTTTAGTAGAAAAGGGAGCCAACATTCATGCTAATAATGATAAGGCTTTGCTACGGGCTTGTCAAAATGGTCATTTGGAAGTGGTCAAGTTTTTGGTGGATAAAGGAGCCAACATTCATGCTAACCATGACATTTATCAATATTTGATCAAACAGAATATCATAAAAAGTTGAAATAAT